TGTGGCGTTATGCGTTACCTCAGTTGACTAACTGGGTAGAAGGTGACAGATTTCAAAGTATGATAGATTTCTACAAAGCACGATATGGCGAAGAGTTAGAAGCCGTATTGGCTGATGGCGTAGACTATGACGAAGATGGCGATGGCGTTGTTAAAGAAGATGAGAAACAGCCTGTCGGACAGCGGTTAGATAGATAATGCAACTTGATGTTGACGTTGATTTTTCGCAAGTAAATCGTGAATTAAAAAGACGAGGAAGGAATTTAAAGACAAGCAGTAAAAAAGCACTGTTAATTACTGGCTTGAAAGGCATAGAAATTATTGAAGATAGAACCAGTAAAGGTAGAAGCTTTAAGGGTTCATTTTTTAAAAAGTACGATGCTAAATATGCGGCTTACAGGTTAGCAAGAGGTAGAAGCACAAAGCCTAATTTAGAGTTTACTGGAAAGATGCTTGGCAGTATTTCTGTAGTGTCGACTAGCAAGCAAGCGGAGATTTATTTTACAAGAGCAACTGAAGCTAAAAAAGCGGCAATGAATCAAAAGAAAAGACCGTTTTTTGGATTTAGTCGAAACGAACAAAAGACGCTTGGTAAAGTGTTTGAAAGGTATTTGAAATGAGCGTAAGAGAAGAGATCGCAGAAAATATCGTTACTACGCTTAAAGGTATTAACAGCCCTGTTGCCGTAAAATATGTTACACGTGAGCCGTTTGACTTTGAAAAATTGTCGAATGCTCAATACCCTGCCGTCTTAGTACGTAGTGCTGATGAAAGCAGAGAGGATGCATCGATAGGTGGATCGACTACTCAGAGAATGGGTACAATAAATTATGACTTGGTTTGTTTTGTTAAAAGCTCTGCAATTGACAGCGCAAGAAACAACATAATCGAGGCGATTGAAGAAGGTCTTGACGTTGACCGTACTAGAGGCAATAAAGCCATAGATACGCAAGTGGTCAATGTTGAGATAGATGAAGGTTCTATTGATCCCGTTGGTGGGGTCATTATTACAGTTCGCATTGTATATCAGTATACTCGCGGCACAACTTAACTTAACTTAAAAGGTAAATAATCATGGCGACTAAAACAGGCGCATCTGGCATAGTAAAAATTCAGCCTTCAGGCGGCTCTATGGCCGCTGTGGGAGAAGTTCGTTCTTTCACGTTTGACGGTTCAGCGGACACTATTGAAGATTCAGTAATGGGCGATTCTGTACGATCGTACAAGCAAGGTCTTTCGACTAACACATTAACTTTAGAATGCTACTGGGATGAAGCTGACGTATCTCAGACTGGTCTTGACGAAAGAGCATCTATTGATTGGCAAGTACATCCAACTGGCACTGGCTCTGGTGAAGAATTTTACTCAGGATCAGGCATCGTAACAAGCAAGTCTATTACTGGCGCTTTTGATGGCATGGTAGAGGCGAGCTTTACAATACAATGTACTGGAGCAGTTACTACAGGATCAAATCCATAACTAAAGGGGATTAACCATGGGATTAGCTAAAGAGTTACGAAGCAGAAGAAAGTTACAAGCGCGAGAAGTGCTGGTTAATGAGTGGGGTGACGAATCTGGGCCGTTTAAGTTGTATTGCAGAAGTATTACGTGTTATGACTTAGATAAGTTACAGAAGAAGCACCCAAACTTTTTAAACAATATGACTATTAGCGCAATGGTAGATTTGATTTGTATGAAGGCTGAAGATGAGAGCGGTGCTAAGTTGTTTACATCTTCTGAAGATCGTATAGATTTGATGGGCGAAGAAACAAGTGTTATATCAGAAATAGCTAATCAGATGTTTTCTGAAATCGAGTCTGTTGAGGAACACGAAAAAAACTGAGAAGCGATCACTCAAGGATGACTATGTTGTCGTTGGCTGATCGCCTTCACATGAGCATTGCTGAAGCTGAAGAGACTCCCATTAGTCACTTAAATGAATGGGTTGCATATCACAAGATAGTTGGCGAGAAAAATGATTAAACCTATTAAAATTGCAATTGTTGGGCTTGATAAAACAGAGGCAATGTTTGCTAATTTACAAGCAAGGTTTCGTAAGCTTGGCACTGCAATTGATAAAGTAAAGAATCGTTTTCCTCTACTAAGTTCAGCGTTTGCCAAAGTCGGTAGTTTTCTAAAAAGCGCAATATCCGCTGTAGTTAAAAGCGCATTAGCAATGGGCGCGGCCTTTACGGTTGCCTTTACCGCTATAACCGTCAAAACGATGTCTTCTATAGATGCGTTAGGAAAGATGTCATCTAAGATTGGCACGACCGCAGGTTCACTATCTAAACTACAATTTGCCGCAGAACAGACAGGCGTAAGTGCTGAGACTATGGGTATGGCAATGCAACGCTTTACTCGTAGGGCGGCAGAAGCGGCTAGAGGTACAGGTGAAGCTAAAGGTGCATTAAAAGAATTAAATCTAAACGCGGCTGAGTTAATCAAAATGCCGCTAGAAGATCAAGTCCTTGCTCTTTCTAAATCATTTCAAGACGTAGAAACATCTGCTGACAAAGTTAGACTGGCAATGAAGCTGTTTGACTCTGAAGGTGTTGCACTTGTAAACACGTTAGGCGCAGGTTCTGATGGCTTACAGGCAATGTTTAGTGACGCTGAAGCCTTGGGTCTAGTGTTATCTGAGGACGCAGTAGACGGTGTAGAAGCCGCTAATGATTCTATGAATCGTCTTAAAAAGTTGTTTGTTGGATTTAGCCGACAAGCCACTGCCGCATTTGCTCCTGCAATAGATGAGATTGCAACTTCATTAACTGAGCTTGGTTTAAAAGCCGCTGATGGCGATGTTGCTAACATTGGTCAAGTTATAGCTAAGTCTATAGTCGGTGCGCTTGTTAGTGTTATACAAGTAATAGAAAAGATGATGAATGCGTTTGGGCAAATGGCGCATAAGATTCAAGGCATCTATAAAAAATTCTTTCCTGATGAAGAGATGAAAAAAGATCAAGAAAGATTAGACAAATTATTTTCTTCTCTAGTAAACATAAGAAAAAGTGATGCATTACTTAGGGTTGATACTTCTAGCATTGAGCAAGAAATGGCCACCTTGCAAGAAAAGTTATCTGGCGGTGAGTTTGTTCCGTTTGACTTTAGTTTACTTATAAATAAATTATTAGAAGTTAAAGAAGTTATTGGAACTGTTGAGGAAGATGTTAAAGGTGTAATTGATGAAATTGTTGTTCTTGGTGAAAGGAATTGGTTTGATAGATTAATTTCATCTGTTTTAGATTTTAAAGATAAATTTGGCGAAGCATTTGGCCGAGTAAAAGATCAAGTTTTTGATTTTGATTCAGCAATGAATAGCTTAGTTACTGGCTCTGTTGACGCAATGGTTCAAGGCTTTACCGACATGATGACAGGCGCTAAAAGTTTTGGTAATGCTATGAAGGATATGGCTAAAACAGTCATTGATGCGTTAATGAAAATGTACGTAAAATACATGATTGTACAACCTTTGTTTGACATGATGTTTCCAAATGCAAGAAAACAAAGTGATCTTCCAGTAGGAAAAGCATTAGGCGGCCCAGTGCAGGCTAATACACCTTATCTTGTAGGAGAGCGTGGTCCAGAATTATTTATGCCTAACTCTGGCGGTAACATTATTCCCAATAACGAAATGGGTGGCGGTGGCAGTAGTGTTGTTGTTCAACAAACAATTAACGTCACGACAGGCGTACAGCAAACCGTACGTGCTGAGATCGTTCAGTTAATGCCTCAGATAGCTCAAGCCGCTAAAGGCGCTGTAGCAGATGCTAGATTGCGCGGTGGTAACTTCTCTAAAGCAATGGCAGGAGCATAACAAATGCCTTTATCATGGCCAACAAATCCAGTTACAGGAGCGCTTGTTGGCATTCAAAATATGTCAATGAGATTACGCAGAGTGGTTGCTGTTTCTGAGTCACCGTTTACTTTGGATACACAGGTATATACTCATCAGGGTGCGCGATGGGAAGCTGAAATATCGTTGCCGCCATTAAGTCATGCGGAGGCTAGAAGTGTTGAAGCATTTATTGTCGGCCTTAAAGGAAGAGAAGGTACTTTTACTTTTGGTAATCCTTTACATACAGGCACTGTGTCGAATAACGGTTGTGATTCTGCAAGCATAAGAGCTGAATCATTAACGCTTACATCAGGCGCACAGGCTATTCCGGCAGGGACTTACTTTGAGATAAATAATTATCTCTATATAACAACTGAGGACAAGGCAGGTGGATCGACTACGTTAAACTTCCAGCCGCCTTTGCGTATTGCTATTACCTCAAATCAACCTGTCGATTTTAGCTTACCGAAAAGCACTTGGCGCATGACCTCTAATGAAATTGGTTGGTCGATAAACGAAGCCAGTATGTACGGTTTTACATTCGCTTGTTGTGAAGCCCTATGAGTAGAAC